AATCTTCTAATTTTAGTAAATAGTTCTCCATCCCCATCGACATGTAACATAAAATCTCCAGATTCTACAAACGCTTCTATTGCAGNTACTGTATCNCCTACAACTTGATCAGTTCCTGTTTCATGTTCATAATAAGTCGTAGAGCCATTTATATTACTTACACCCTGTATTGTGGGGAAGGTGGGTGTTCCTGTTGAATTAAATTCTGTTNTTATAAGGAGCATCAAATAAATGAGCATCTGCAGCTGTTGTTCTTGCTAACGAACTTGTATACCAACAATTTTCACCCCTATTCCAAGTTACCGCTCTATTAATAATGTCTGAATTAGCAGACGGATAATACCAAGTGACTTCTCCGAATAAACAGTTAACTCCAGCATAAACTAATTTCTGTGCATTATAATTAAAGCCTAAATCACCAGGATTATTAGTTGTAAATACAAAATCTTCTACNGAACACTCTAAAGTTTTGACTGTTCCATCAAAATAATTAAATCCACCTGAATCATCCATCCAATAAACAAGTCCNTCTTTAAATNNCATTGCGTGNTGACCAACACATCCACAATTAGATCCTACTTTTCTGATACTAAATGTAAAAGGCGCTCCCACAAATTGAATTGTGTAAGCTGCAGTATCTGTAGTGACTAAGATATAATCTTTTGCTCTTATCGCTGCACGAATTTCTGTTCCATCATCAATTCTAAAAGTCCCTGCGGTATTTGTTGAGGTGGGTTCATAAGAATTAAAATTTTCTTGATCGGAAAATCTTATAAACATTTTATCTTGAGTCGTACTATCTCCTACTGTTGTCCCAGTCCCAAGATGCAAAAGATGCCTATCTTGATCTGATACAATTGTCATGATTGATTTAGTTGGAGCTCCTGACATAACTGTTGCTCTGGTGGTTAACGCGGTAGGGGTNTTTTGTATAGGTTGCCACGTAAAGGTTCTACCATTTAAAATAGTTCCAATAAGTATTTGACCAAAATTATCTAGTGACCAATTTCCTGGTTGAATATCAGTACCTCCAGCTAAAGAATCTTCACCCCAAGCTGTCAAAGCAACAACTGCTGCGCCATCCGAGTGAGATGCAGGAGTTGTACTTTGAGATCCTCTAGTGCAGCCTGTTAAATCATTTGTGGAAATTCCAGTATAAGATATAATTTCTGAATTTATTCGAACAGAACCAGATGTTGGAAATCCTGTTGTGTCAGTTAATGTAATAGTTGTGACTGAATTATTTATACCACCGTTTAAAGTTGTTTCTAATGAACTTTCTCCACCATATAAATCTGTGCCCCAACCATAGCCTTGTGCTCCTGATACAGGTCCCACTTTGACATATCTGTTTATGGTTGCTGCGCCATTAGATGTATTATTTGCCGTTGCATTAGTAGCCATGGTAACTGTAAATGTATCTGCACTTAATCTTGATGTTACTTCAAAGGTTTGACCTTCAAAATTTCCTGCTGTGTATCCAGCACCTGTTGGAGGTGTAACTGATGTAAAAGTAAAATAATCACCTTGTTGTAATTGATGACCTGTCAAATTTACAGTAACAATTGCCGATCCGTTAGTTGTGTTAAATGTTGCACCAGATTGCGCTGTCTCTAAGGGTGTTATGTCATAAAAATTATCTTGATAGTAAATAAATAAGCCTCTTAAAGTTCCTATAGCTGCATAAACTCGTCCATCTAGATCTGTATATTGGTGTTGATCTCTTGCAACACTTGGTAATGTATGCGAAGTAATCTTTTCCCAACCTCCAATTTTTTCAGGGAGTCCTGAACGAAAGCGTACAAAGTCACCGTCTACATACTGACCTTCAGCAGCTGTATCTGTGATTTGTTTGTTGAATCCTGGTCTTATATTTATTAAACTTAATGGCATATAATAATATTATCATATACGTATTTTAAAAGCTATTCTTCCAAATCTTCTGGTTTCTCGCTATAAAGTCCATAATGTTTCCATTTTAAACAAGGGTAACATTCACCACAAAACCATTCAACTGAATTGCACGATCGAACATATTTTTGTAAATACGGGTCTAATTCATCGTAAAGTTCTTTTCTAGAATTAAATCTATCGTGACCTGTATGAGCATAAGCTCCTGCTGGAAACACGATTCTAGGCGGAGGATAAGGATAACCTCTTAAACCCGCTAATACAAAATGATCTAATTCACCTGAATAAGAATTTACATTAAATTTTCCTATACCCTTACCTGGATACATAGGCACATCGATTTGTTCAATAAAGGTAGAGGTATATTCTGATTTCCAAATATAATGTAATCCATGAGTAACACAAACTTGTGTTGCGTAAAATATAGCCCAATGATCATCAGTGCCCCAAATAAAATCATTACTANCTCCACACTGTCTAAAATCAGTGGTAATACCAAATTTATGCAACATAAATTTACCTGGATATTTTTGTTTAAAATATTTAGTTAATTTTTTTATAGCAAAATTTTGAAGATGTTGTCTCATACCCGCTTCTATGCAATATTTAATTTCACCATAGACAGCTATAACTGTTTTACCATCATTTAAAAGTTGCTGGATCATTAAAGTTGACTCCAAACCTCCAGACCAAATAGCACAAACAACTGGCTCTTTTAAATAATCTGCAGGGATGTGACTTTTATTTTCCATTAGTCAAATTTCGTCATGTTAAACCAAGAGGTCATGATATATTTTTCTCCCGCTAGTGGCGGATTGCCTCTATGTAAATATGGAAAATGAGCAGGGAAAAAACATAGTCTGCCTTTTTTTGGTTTGACCCTCATATTTTGTAGAAGAAACTCTGTTTCACCGCCCTCTTCAATATCATTCAAGTATAATGTAAAAACTAAAACTCTTAGTAAATGATTAAGATTTGTACCTACTCTTTCTGCATGCCATAAATGATAACCACCGCCAGGAAGCGTTTTTTGAATTTTTAAAGGTTGCCAATGTATTTCACCACAGGACAAATAATCTAAAATTTTAGTTTCTTTCAAATAAATTCTAAAAACGTTATTTAAATTTATAAATAAATTTTTTAATTCTGGTCCTTCCGCAAAAACATTTTCAAAATTATCACTACTTATTGTTGTTGCTGTATCTGCTTTTTGTGTAACATTTGCGTTTTCAAGTTCAAATCTAGAGAATGTTCTTTGAAATTTTTTTTCTTTTTTAAAATATTCTATAGCTGCATCACAATCATTTGCAGTGATTAAATCATCATAGACTTTTATAAAACTTTTTTCGTTAATTTCTTGCGTCATTTTCAAAACTTTTAAAACTCCCGTTAGCATCTACATAATGAAAAAATACTTGAGCACAGTATTTTCCTTTGAAAGGCTTTCTTCCATGTAGAACATCACAACCTAAATACATTACTGCATCTCCTATGTCCATCGTAATCCAATTGTTATCCATATGGATAGGCCATTTTTCCCCACAACTATCTATGTTTGCAGTGATACTAATTTCACAAGAAGGTCTATCTTTATGATCCTCTAATATTCCCCCGTGTATATAACCTCTCCAAAACGCATAAGTTTTAAGTAATGGTATTTTTGCAATTTCTATTGCTTTCTCTCTTTTAGCTTCCAACATAATATTTAAAATAGGGTCTTTGTAAAAAGATGGACACCCTGGAGATTGAGTATCTTTTAAATCTGGGGTATTAAAAGTTCTTTCTAAACAATATGGTTGTAAAAAAGCTAATTCTTCTTTAGTAAAAAAATTTTTAATGTAAATATATTTTCTTTCTCTTATTGTGTCCAACATACAATACTGTACCTTTCCCCTTTTATAATTGGTTTCACAGAATGCGGATATAAAAAATTAGATGGAAATACAATAATTGAACCTGTTTTTAATTTAACTTCTTTAACGATTTCTTTACGATCAGGATTAAAAAATAAAAACTCTCCCCCCTCATACTCCTCATTAAGATTTATAATAGTAGTAAGATTTCTAGGTGAGCCTCTACCTGCATCAACGTGAACTTCGTATTTACCGCCTTCACCATATTTCAAAAAATCAACTTGTACCAATGGATTATCTTCCATATTTATATCTTTTGTTGTCAACATCATGTAATTTAAATGTATAATACTAAGTTGCTGTGCAATTAATTTAAATAAAATCCACTTTGTTGCATTTTCTTTATTAATTGGAAAAAAATTATGAACCGAAAAACCTTTTACATTTCTAATTTGATCGTTAACGACATTATTCCCTATTTGCATGTCGTCTACTTTTTCAATGTCGATATAGCTTTTAATTCTTTTAATTAAATTAGATGAAAAAAGATTATCAAACTTAATAATATAGTCTGTAAGTTTCATAAATCTAAAATATAATTATGAATTATAAGATGTTGGTCTAGCGCCTTTTCTTGCAATTTGTTCTGCTTCAGTTTCATCTCTATAAGTTCCTGAGTCTGCAGGATCTTCAACTTGATTAACATCATCATCCCAATCTTGTTGTAATTGAGATAAATGCGCTGCATCCCAAAGATCTATAAACTGTGAAAAATTTCCATATACAGATGCATCATATGTTCCGTTAGGTGAATCATCTTTAAATTCTACTTGGTCGTTATCTAAAGAATCATCTGTAAACTGAATTGCATGTAAGTTTGAGAATTTTGCTTGATTCCAAAAATCAGTTCTACCGATGCCTTCATAACCTCTAGCATCGTTCATACCGAATTCTCCCGTTCTTTTGATAACTAACTCATCGTCAAAAATTACTGTCCAAGTACCGTGTTTTGCCATTTTTATCTCCTTATGTTTTAATAATATATACCATAGTAATATATGGTTGCAATACCGAGTTAGAGTCTCCAGAAAAATTAGCTGAGATAGGGTGATTGTGCGCACCACCTCCTCCTGTGCTTGGAGTATTTGTAACATTACCAGGTGATACCGAGGGGTTTCCAGGCCCCACTGCACTGCCAGAATTACAAGTTATAGTGTGACTATGTTGTGCCATCGTAGGGTTAGAAATAGTTGTGTTTCCTAAATTTGCAGAAACGTTTCCAGTGGTAGCTGTTGTGTTTGCTCCTCCAGATGTTGCTAAAGTTTTAGAAGGTGATTCATTCTGACAACATTTATCTATTAAATCTGGTAAGCCAAATGTTGTTGATCCATCACCTGATCCATACGTAGTTCCAATCACTGCAAACAAATCAGCATATGTTGTTCTTGAAACATTGGATCCGTCACATTCTAAAAATCCAGATGGAATAGAAGAGTCACTCCAAGGTACAATAATACCTGTATTAACCCCTTGAATTCCTGTGAGGCTTGCTCCGTCAAAATCATATCTTGTTGCTTCGTAGTTTGCCATAATTCCTTAAGTTTTAATTATATCTTTAACAGTTAAAAATGGTTGAAGTAC